CCGCCGGGAAGTCGTCCAGGTCTCGCGAGCGACGGGACCGACCCGACCTCGCGAGACCTGGACGACTTCCCGGCGGTGACCGGTGCGCATCGCTGGCGGTGGCTCGACGAGTCGAGCCTCATCGTCACAGAGACGTTCTATCCAGGCAGGCCTGGTCGCGTCGAATCGGACACGCTCGCACTTTCTCCATCCGAGACGTACACCGAGGGTATCTATGCCCCATCGACCAACTATGTTCCGTACACGCATTTGGAGCTGAGAGGCGATGCTGGCGAGAGTCTAGCGGTCGGTCTGCCTTTCTTTATGCTGCTGGACAGCGACCCGGGAACTACGGGCGGAGGTAGTACGCAGTTGGAATTCGATGCTGCATCCACGTCGGAATCAGTCTATCTAAATCTGAATGTCGGCGGCGTCTATTACGCGCAGGTCTCTGGCACGACCGGAACATCGTGGACCAGTAGCGGCGGACCATTGAGTTCAGGAGCTCACATCCTCGGGATTTATATCGCAGCAGACGGCTCAATCTCGGTAATTGCTGACGGCGGAGTCATAGAGACATCGCCAGATATCGGCAATGCCGTAGATCTAGCAACTCTGAAGCTGGATCTGCAGCCTACCACGACGACTTATCCAGAGACTGTCGACAATGGATCGGCGATCAGCGCAGTCGGCGTCTACATGGGCGTCACGCTCTCAGACGCCATCGCATTGACGGTCGCCGGATCGCCGCCGCCACCGCCCCCGCCGCCACCTCCGCCGCCACCTTCGTACTCGATCAGCAACACAGTGACTACGACTGGCGACATTGCGGTGACCGGCGGAACGTCTGTGACTCTCACGATCACGGCCACATCAGGCGACTCATCTGGAACTGTGCTTCTCACGGATGACACGCCGATTGGCTCCGTCTCCGGATCGGTAAGCGACGACTTCGTCATCGACATCCCGACTGGCGAGACCGCAATGCACGTCGATTGGTCAGGCACCGGCACCGGCGGCCTCACTTTCGAAATCACGTAGGGAATCTCAATGCTTCGATTCATCATGGCGATGCTGCTGTGCATCGCCAGCGGAGCCGTGCACGCGACGCACTTGCAGAACGTCAACAGCGGGCTGTGTATGGCCTCCAGCGAGACGCAGGTGGCGTGCGCCGCGAGCAGCACGCAGGACGTGATCTTCGACCCGCAATCCGGCGGCAAGTACCGGCTGAAGCTAGCCGGCCAGTGTCTGCAGGCGGCGAGCGCGTCCGTCGACGCCGCGGTGACGCGCGAGACCTGCTCCTCGTCGTCGGCCCAGTTGTGGACATCCTACAAGGCCAGCAGCGACAGCGCGACCCGGCAGTTCCAGTCGGATCTGGCGACCGCGGCCTTGCCGCTGTGCCTCGGCGTGCAAGGCGATGCGCTGACGACCTCGGGGACCGCGCTCGCAGTCGTCGAGTGCATCAACCCGTCGGTCGAATGGTCGATGGATCTCGAGTACGCCAGGACGCAGAAGACGGGCGGTACGACGACGCCGGTGTTCGCGATCGTCTCCGGCGCATTGGGTGCGCGGGTGACGGCGACGACGGTGGCCGTCGGCACGGCGCTCAGCTGCGACACCTTCCGCTCCGGCGGCTATTGCGCGCTGGCCTCAGACTCGACGCGCGCCGCGCTTGGCCACTCGTTCGCCGGCCGGACGACCGCAAGCCTCGCGCCGGCCACAGTGACGACGCGCGGCGCCTCCGATGTCCCGACGCCGCTGTCGATGGCGATGCGCACGGACATGACCGACGTGACAGGACCGATCGTTGCGGTTGACAACCAGGTGATCGAGAACAAGCGCATCAGGAATCCATCCGGCGGCGGACCGTGCATCCTGGTCAACGGCGTCAGCAACGTCACCATCCGGAACAATGAGATCGGCCCGTGCACACCAGCCGTCATCGATCCGGCCGGCGACGACAACCACAACGGCCTCAATGATCGCCCTATCTACGTCAACAACGCGTCCGGCGTGACGACGATCACCGGCAACGTCATTCATGACGGAAGTTGGGGTATTTACGTGCAGAGCGCCGCGGCGATCGTCATCGAGGACAACTTGATCCATAGCGTGCTAGGTCCCCGCTGGGGTGGATCCGTCATCCAAGTATTGGCCATCACGTCGAACGCCAATCAGTCATCGATCAGCTGCAACAAGTACCACGGGCGCTACACCGTCGGTCAGGTGCGTGCGCCGAAGCCTCAGACCGAGGGCACCGGCACATCGGATGGCGCCATTGAAGACAAGATCAACGTTGGGCAGGTTATCGCGAGTTCCGGCAGTCCGCTCAAGATCTGGAATAACCGAATTATCGGCCCATTGTTCGGCGGCAACTCTGGCTCTGGCTTGCAAATTGTGGACTACGGCGGGACCGGTGATTCCGGGTGGATAGATGTCCGAGGAAATCGTATTGCCTTCACCAATGGACACGGTATCGCTGTATCTGGCGGCCACGACATCACGGTAGACGGCAACTTTGTTGACAACGCTGGCGCTGACACATTCACCAATACCGGCCCCGCCTTCACGTATCGCAATTACTACAACCGAACATGCACGAACATCACCCTGACCAATAACAAGGGTCGCGGTCGTGTCTGGTACTACACCGGGACTGGTGCCGCATCTGGCTTGGAAGTCGGCGGCGGGACGCCCGCCTGCTCCGGCGTCACAAACACCGGCAACGACTTCGCCAACACCGCGCAGATGACCGGCACCGCATTGTTCTACGACGCGATCTCGGCCTGCGGCGAGTGAAGGTCGCAGCAGAGATCCTCTCGGCCCACTTCGGTTGGCTTTTTTCATTGCAGTCACCCAACACACCAATGGATGCACAAACCCTCATCAACGGATTGTTCGGCGTCTGCGGCGCGCTGGGCGGATTCATCCTCAAAGCGACATGGGACGACCTGAAGGCGATGCGCCTCCACATCGAGGCGCTGCAGAAATCGATCACCGATGGCTACGTCCGCATCGACGACTTCCACCGGCACGCGCAGCGTGTCGAGACGCTGCTCGATCGGATCTACGACAAGCTCGACAGTAAGGCGGACAAATGAACCGAGAGCAGATGGTGCTGCGCGAGGAAAGCCGCCGGCATGCAGCCTACCCTGACCCGCTGTCGCCGCTTGCCAAAGCCATCCGGCACGGCCTGCCGACCGATGGCCTGAGCGGCGCCCCCTGGACCGTTGGCATCGGGCATTGCGGTCCGGAAGTGCACGCCGGCCTGGTCTGGACCGATGCGCAGATCGACGCCGCTTTCGCGATCGACGGCGCCAACGCGGACAGCGAGTGCCGCGCTGCGTTCCCGTGGTACGCCAGGCTCGATCCGGTGCGGCAGGCGGTGGTCTGGGCGATGTGCTTCCAGATGGGCATCAACCGACTGCGCGGCTTCGTCAAGGCGCTGGCCGCGATGCGCGATCAACGATGGCCTCAGGCCGCGGGCGAGATGCTCGACAGCACCTGGGCGAAGCAGACGCCGGACCGGGCTCGACGCATGGCGCGCCAGCTGGAAACCGGCGAATGGCAAGGCTAGCCGCAACTGGAGAATGACATGAGCTTCGACCTCCGCACCGCGCTGACCACCATCGCGCCGACGATCGCGACCATGCTCGGCGGACCACTGGCCGGCACGGCGATCACCGCCCTCGAAAGCGCCTTCGGTCTCGCGCCAGGCGCCGGCGCCGACGGCATCACGGCGGTGATCCAGGGTGGCCAGATGACGCCCGAGATCCTCGCCGCGGTGCGCGCCGCCGATCAGCGGCACGCCGAGGTGCTCGGACAGCAGGGCATCGACCTGCAGAAGCTCAACGCCGACCGCGACGCCGCGGAGATGGCCGCGACCGTCGAGGACCGCAAGGATGCGCGCGCGCACAACTCCGGCAATTCCGCGGTCTGGACGCTCGCCTACGTCGTGCTTGGCACCTTCGCGGCGATCATGGCCGCCGTGCTGTACGGCTGCTACACGCTGATCACCGGTGGCATCACGGTCAAGGATGTCGCGGTGGTCGCCGCGATCTCCGGCCTCGTCGGCTCGATCGTCGGCTACGTCGCTGCGAACGCGCAGCAGGTGATCGGCTTCATCTACGGTGGTTCGATCGGGTCCGAGAAAAAGACCGAGGCGCTCGCCGACAGCGTGAAGCAGGCCATCGGCGCGGTGCAGTCGAAGCAGTCGTGAAGCTGAACGGCCGCCTCGTCGTCGAGCTCCTGCCCGACGGCCGGAACGCGCTCGTGCTCGAAGACTGCGAGATCGTCGACGACAACGGGCGGGCCTGGCCGATTAGCAAGGGCCTCGTGTCCGATGGCGGCAGTCTGCCGCCGGCCAGCTGGTCGCCGCTCGGCCTATCGCCCTTCACCGGCGCGTGCCGTGCCGGCTTCTTCGCGCATGACCAGGCCTACCAGACGCCCGGCGTGAACAAGGACCAGGCCGATTTGATGTTGCGCGACTACTGCGCCGAAACGATCGAGCACTGGAAGGCAGAAGCCATCTACGCCGGCGTGCGCAGGTGGGGCGCGTCGTCCTACGCCGAAGACCAGTTCGACGCGGCTGCCGCGTTGCTCAAAACCCCCTGAAGGACCCGCATGGAAGTCACCAGCGCCGCGGTCAAGCAATACCGCCCGCTGGTGGGGCGGCTCGCCCACCAGATGATGGCCCGCCTGCCGGCCAGCATCGAGAAGGATGATCTCGAGCAGGTCGGGCTGATCGGGCTGACCGACGCGATGAGTCGCTTCGACGCCGAGAACAGCGCCGGCGCCAGCTTCGAGACCTTCGCGACGCAGCGCATCCGCGGCGCGATGCTCGACGAGCTGCGCCGCTGCGACATCGCCACCCGGAGCGCGCGCCGACAGCGCCGGGAGACGGCGACCGCGGTCTGCCAGCTCGAGCACCGCCTCGGCCGCGCGGCGCGCGACGGGGAGATTGCCGCGGCGATCGGCGTGCCGCTGGCCGACTACCAGCAGCAGCAAACCGACGCCAGCACCAGCCACGAGCCGCTCTCGCTGGACGACGCTGGCGGCGGCGAGGATGACCCGCTCGTCGATCGGCTGGCGGATGACGGCCTGGCCGACCCATTCGCGTGGCTCGTGGAGCGCGGGCGGCGAGAGGCGCTCATCAAGGCGATCGGGACGCTGCGCGAGCGCGATCAGCAGGTGATGAGCATGCGCTTCGAAGGCGGCATGTTCTCGCACGAGATCGCGCAGGTGCTCGGCGTCACCGAGAGCTGCGTCTGCCAGATCCTGAAGCGCTGCGTCGCGCAGCTGCAGGTGAAGCTCTGGGACTGGCGGTGATGACATGCGTTCGAACTGCCTGGTCTTCGCCGTCGCGCTGTTCGTCCGCCGGCGCCGAAGCGGCAAAGAGGGATACCTGCTGTTCCGCCGCAGCCGCTTCGTCTTCTTCTTTCATGCCCTCTACGGCGAGCGCCGGGCCGACGGTCACCTCCGCGTCGTCAGCTTCGTCCCGCGCAACCCGAAGCACAAGGCTGTTCCGCCGCCGCTGTTCAGCGGCAAAACGCATTGGGGAGACCTGTAGATGTCTGTCGAAGGAATCGGAGACCTGACCAGCGCCGCGCGCGGTAGCGGCGCCAGGGCCAACGGCGGCAAGCCGGACCTGTCGTTGCTGCCGCTGTGCGAGTTGGCGGAGCACATGCGATCATTTGCACCGGATACGCCAGACATGACCGCGGCCGTCGCCGCAATGCATGCGCTCGGTCAATTCCAGGCAAGCCACTCCGTGCAGTGGCTGCATGCCGCGCTTCACTTGCTTGGCGACGAAGCAATCGAGGAATGCGCGCAGGTCTTCGACTACGGCCGGCGCAAGTACGCCGCATGGAACTGGGCCAAGGGCATGCCGTGGTCCGTTCCGCTCGCGTGCGGCGCGCGTCATCTCTTCGCGATCCTGCGCGGCGAGGCGAGCGATCTGGAATCCGGCAAGACGCACCGCGGGCACGCGGCCTGCAACATCGTCATGCTGATCACCTTCGCGCGCACCTACCCAGAAGGCAATGACCTGCCGCCAGAGGGCTTGCTATGAAGCCCGTGCACGTCGTCTGGGAGGACTGCTCCGAAGCCGACATCGGACCGTGGGTCGACCGCGCCAGCGCGCCGCCGGCAGAGGTCATCGTCTTCAAGCAAGTCGGCTTCCTGCTCGAGATGACAGCGGCCGAGGTGATCTTGACGTCGTGCATCGGCGAGCACCAGATGGGCGTGCGGACGCGAATTCCCGCCGGCATGGTGCGCAGCATCGTCGAGCTCATTGACGGCACGGCCCTCTCCATCCCGAAGAAACGGAAGCGCACGAAATGATCGACGCACAGCTCGCCTCTTTCGCAACCGTTCGACAACTGGAATACCTCGAGGCCATCGACAAGCATGGCGGCGTCGTCGCCGCGGCGCGCGCGCTGGGCGTCGATCATTCGACGATCAGCAAGGCGATGAACGGGCTTCGCAGCCGCGCGGCGCTGATGGGCTACAGCCCTGAGCACCACCTGACCCGGCCGATCGCGCCAGGCCTGAAGATGCGCGGCACGAGCCAGTTGTTCCGACGCGGCGAAGCGGAGCCGGTGCTTGAATGGGTGAAGACCAGTGCGAATGCGGAGGAGCAAGAGGCAATCATCCGGGCATTCATCGCTGGTCTTTGCCAAGAGGCGAAAGGCCTCGCTCCGATCGTCACTCCGCCCGCTCTGGTCGATTCTGAATTGCTGGCGGTATACCCCATCGGGGACCAGCATCACGGCATGTACGCGGACCCAGTCGAGACGGGTGAGAGTTACGACGCGAAGATTTCAGTCTCGAGGCTAGAGGGCGCATTCGATCACCTGATCGCGCTTGCGCCGCCGGCCGAGACTGCGCTGCTCATCAACCTCGGGGATTTTCTGCACGGAAATGACAGCACCAATGAGACAGAGCACGGGAACCGTCTAGACGTGGACACGCGGTTCGGCAAGGTTCTTGTCTCGGGCGCGATGTCGTTGGTTCGTTGCGTCCTAAAGTTGCTGCAGAAGCACAAGACGGTGCATATCTGGAACATGCGCGGCAATCACGATCGCGACGCGTCATTGGCGCTCGCGATGGGGATGAATTTCTACTTCCACAACGAGACGCGCGTCAGCGTGGACATGGGTACATCGCTCTACAAGTACCACCGGTTCGGCCAGGTGCTTATCGGCTCGCATCACGGTCACGGCGCGAAGCCGCAGGAATTGCCGCTCATCATGGCGCACGATCGCAAGGAGGACTGGGGCGCAACCAATCATCGCGTCTGGCACTGCGGGCACATCCACCACCTGACGCGCAAGGATTACACGGGCTGCACGGTGGAGACGCACCGCACCTTGGCCGGGACGGATGCATGGCATGCGGGCCAAGGCTACCGCAGCAAGAAGGACATGAACTCCATCATCTACCACGCGCGCTTCGGAGAGATCCAGCGGACTCGCTTCGAAACAGAGATGTTAGGTGGTGAGTAGTCCGCTAAAATGAGGCGGTCCGCACAGGCGATTGCAGCGCCCACGCGGACCTAACCACAAGCCAACTCGGTCTAGGAGTCAGGTCATGGCTGAAGCCATTGTAGTGTTGCGCGCTGAGGCGAAGCGTCTCGGTCATCTTCGGTACTTCACTGGCCTCCCGTGCATCAGTGGTCATATAGCCGAACGATTGACGATCAACGGCTCATGCGTCGAATGCACACGCTTGAAGCGCCTCGCCAAGTACCGCGCCGATCCTGCTGCCGATCTGGCGCGTCAAAAGGAATACCGGCTTGCGCATCCTGAGCGCGCCGCGCTGGCCCGCCAGGATCGACACGAGAAGAATCCAGAAATGGCGCGGCGCGTCCAGTTGTCGGCTAGCGACATGCAATTGCGCGCGGCAGCGGCAGAGTCCGGCGCATCGATGTACGAGTCGCTGCGACCGTGTACCACTTGCGGTACAGCGAGGCGTTTCTCGTCGGGCGGGAAGTGCGTCGAATGCAACCGAAGGAAATCGCAGGCGAGGCATGCGGCGCGCATGTTGTTGGCTGCGCCAGAAAAGGTGACAGAGCGAGCGCGGAAGAAGGCTGAGGCAAGAGTCCGAGCAGAGGAGAAAGCAAGAGTCTCGGCGGCGGCATCTGCAATCCGGAGCGCGCGTCAAGCGGCATCTCAGCGTGGCGACCTGACCTACATCGGCAAGCGATGCCCGGCGGGACATGAGGGGATTCGGTACACCAAAGGCGGCAATTGCAAGGCATGTGTCTCCGCTGCTTCGGCGTCGGTAGAGAAGAAGGAATACGACCGGATCTATCTCGCGAAGAACCGGGAGGCGATCCTGGCGCGCGTCAGGGTCTACCAAACCAAGAACAAAGACAGGTACCTAGCCAAGGCGCGGGAATGGTCGAAGGCCAACCCTGAGCGACGGAAGGCCATCGCGCAGAACTACACACACAGGCGCAGGGCCAACGAAGACGGCGGCATCAGTTCGGGCGATCTGCTTCACTGGAAGCGGGCGCAGCGCAAGGTCTGTTACTGGTGCGGGTGCAAATGCGACAAAGGCTATCACGTCGATCACTACCAGCCCTTGTCCAAGGGCGGAAAGCACGAGGCCGCGAACCTCGTGATCGCGTGCAAGGCGTGCAATCTGAACAAGGGCGCCAAAGACCCGCTTGAATTCGCTGCCAAGTTCGGCAGGCTGTTCTAAACACTCGCCACGGGGGGCGACTTGGTCTACGCCGCAGCGCGTCGCGCTGCGTAGAGCTGTGCCTGTGGCGAACTTGTCTCAGTGGCAGGCTGCCAGCCGAGCATCGTAGCGATGTCGGCGGCCTCTTGCTCGGAAAGATCGCCAACGATCTCTCGGTCCACCGGAATAGTGCGCACGACGTATGGCTCGACGCCACCAAAGCTATCGAAGAGGTGATCGAAGGTCTGGCGGACCGTGTACTTGCGCCCGTCTGGCGTCGTGTAGTGGGATTCGCGGGTGGTGATCGGCTCATTGGGTGTTGGTTGTGACATCGTTTTCTCTCCGGTTGATCAAGGGATCCGCGCCAGCGATTCCAACGCGCTAGATCCATTGTGATGCAACGCACATACGGGCGCTTTTCCGCCCACACGCTGAAGGGAGCACCCATCATGACCTCACTCTGCGCCGGCGAGCTCGGCGTCTACCGCTGCCCGTCGCGGGCGACATGCGGGCACTACCTGCGGCTGCTGGCGATCCCCGTCATTTCGCGCGACCAGTACGCCGTCATCGCGCTGCACCGGGCGATCAATTCGGCGTGGTGCGCGAAGTTCGAGGCGATCCGTCCGGCGAAGAAGTAGGTGTGGCTGCGGTCAACCCTTTTGCCATGAACTCGTCGACCGCCGCCGCGCCAGTTCCGCCTCTTCCTCCGGCGTCTCGGCCACGTCGACCGTGATGGAATCGCCATCGACGATCGTGGCGCCGATCGCCGCGGCATCCTCTGGCGACATGCGATAGCGCGAAAGGTACGGTTTCTTGTGCCACACGTCTGGCGGCAGCATGGCGAAGTAGAGGGTTCGCTGCTTCACTGGTTGGCCTCGTGCCAGCGCTGGGCGGCTTCGCGTGGCGGCCGATGCTGGTCCGTCGCCCACTGCAGATGCGCGACCCGGCTCGCGTGCTTGAGCGGATAGCCCGGCCGAAGGTTGATCGTCAGCTCGGAGACGAACTGGGCGATCCAGGTTTCCTTCGGGGTGGGCGGTGGCATGCGCTGATCGTAGCGCGGCGGCCGACAGGTGCTGGCCGTCAGTCGCGATGCGCGCGGATGACCTCGGCCTTCAGCCGCTCGATCTCCGCGACCTGCTCGCGCAGCACCACTAGCAGCCGAGTGCGCTCAGCTGCGGCGTCGTCGAGCACCAGCCGAACGAGCTCATCCAGCGCAGCAGCCGAAAACGCCCATTCGGCCGGCTTGCCGCTGACGAAGTTCGCGACGACGCGTGCGCCAGCGTGTTTTGCAAGGTCGTCGGTGCTCATGGCTTCGCTCCATCATCTGCAGGCGCGGCGAATGGCTCCATGAGCGTGGGTTGCGCGGGCATCTCTAGGTAGACCAGGGCTTTGGCTTTGTCGATTGTTAGAAAGATCGGCTCCGGCGATCGCATGGCGCGTATCGCGGAAAGCTGGCGGATGATCGGTTCGGCTTGCCGCTCATAGTCCAACCTCAAGCTCGCGAGCATCTCGAGCAGATACTGCTCTTCGTTCATCCCTGCTCTCCTGCGCTATCTTCATGGTCCGCAGCGTACTTTGCCAGCCAATCGGCCGGCGGCCCTTCGCCGCGCCGCTCCCGCAAAGCGATCTCGTCATCCGCTGCGTAGACCATGCGCATCAGGTCCTCGTCTTCCCACCAGGCAATGGCCCATTCCTGAACAACAAACAAGGGCGCATCGCGGAAGACGAAGAGGCGGCCCATCAGGAAAAAGGCGCCTATCTTCCAGGACCAAATCACCAGCGCTAGCCTGTAGAAGAGGTCGCCGGGCGACCACCATCTGAGCGGCCGATCTATGAATTGCATGTTGCATCCTCTCAGGGTTGGGGGGCTCAGCGCGAGACGGAGACGCTAGCGTCAGGGTTCGCGCGGGCGGCTTCCAGGTACTTGGCGACGAACGGGACGAAGTGCTCCCACTTACCCCAGCCGTTCGGCGAATCCATCGCCTGGAACTTGGTAGGCTCAGCCACCAGCATAGCCAGCCCGTCGG